CGCGGCGTCTTCTGCAGCGTCTACGAGATGACGCCGCTGGTCGATAAGCAGGCGCGCGCACAGTCGATCATGGCGCGCATCGCCATGGGCAAAGTATTCTGGCCGAGGCACGGCACCTGGTGGATCCAGGCGCAGAAGGAGCTGCTGCAGTTCCCGCATGGCGCCAGAGATGACTTGGTCGACGCAATCAGTTATATCGGCTTGGGGCTTGCCTACCAGGTTCCGAAAACGCCGAAGAAGCCAGCGTCGAACACACCACGTCCGGGGACGCTCGGGTGGGTAAAGGCGCAGGCAAAAGCCGACGCCGACCGTCGTCGCGCGTCGAGTGGGGGTTGGTAAATGGCATTGCCGCCCGTTGGTAATACACCCATATCGCCTGCACTTCGGGAGGCGGCTGCATCGGCCGTGACGCCACAGGCGCCGATGGACGAGAGCCTGATGCCGACCGGCGACGGCGACAGCTACACCCAGATAACGCCGCCAGGCGAAAAGGTAATCCCGCGCGAGGCCGATCGGGAGCTTAGCGAACGGCGCAAGCACCTGGTCACCGCCTTCACCGACATGGTCAAGCAGGCGAAAAGCCACTGGGACAAGACCTTCCGCAAGATGGAGGACAACCAGAAATTCGCTGCTGGCGTGCAGTGGCCGGACGACCCGAAAAAGGGCGCATACAACGACATCGTTGATGACGACCTGTATGTCGCGAACATCACGCTGAATCACATCCAGAAGCGTACTGCGGCGCTTTACGCCAAGAACCCCCGCGTCGTCTGCCGCAAGCGGCCGCGCTTGTTGGCGACGGTCTGGGATAGTTCACTGGAGAGCCTGACCAAGGCCGAAGCTACCATGCAGCAGGCGCAAGCGGCTATGATGGGCATGCCCGCTGGCGTGCCCGCCGGTCCACCCGGCATGCCGCCTGGGGCGCCGCCCGGCGGCCTAGCGTCTCCTCCCTCGCCGGCGCCGCCGGGCGCTGCTGCCGGTCCCCCTGGCATGCAGCCACCAGGCGCGCCTTCGGGGCCGCCAGGCATGCCCCCCGGCATGCCTGGCGGCATGCCGATGATGATGCCGCCGACGCCGATGCCGGCGCCCGAAGAGCTGATGAACGCGCAGGCGGTCATCGCCGATGCGCAGTCGGTCAAGCAGCAGATGGAACAGCTGACGAAGATCGGCAAGACGCTGGCGCTGCTCTACAATTATGAAATCAGCGAGCAGCAGCAGAATTTCAAATCGATGATGAAGATGACCGTCCGCCGCGCCGCGACGTCGGGCGTCGGCTGGACGCGCATTGGCTTCCAGCGGATCATGGGCAAGTCGCCCGATCGCGACAGCCGCCTCGCCGACATGCAGAATCAGCTCGATATCGTCCGCCGGATATCCGCGGATATCGCCGATGGCGAATTGCAGAGCGAAAGTGCCAGCGCCGAGCAGATGCGGCTGACGTTGGAATCGATCCAGTCCGAAGGCGACGTGGTGTTGCGCGAGGGGCTGCACCTGACCTGGCCGAAGCCGACAGCCGTCATCGTCGACCCGCGCTGCATACAGCTGCGCAATTTCCTCGGTGCCGACTGGGCGGCAGAGGAATACATCCTGACGGTCAACGAGATCAAGGAGACCTACAACGTCGACGTCGGCAAGGACCACACGTCGTACTCACGCACCGACACCGGCACCGATTACGAGAAGGCGCGCGCCACCTGGCAGTCGAGCACTTCGTCGAGCGGCGACAACCCGCATGTCGACGAAGGTGACACCGACAATTGCCTGGTGTGGGAGCTGTTCAACAAGCGTGATGGCCTGGTCTATGTGATCTGCGATGGCTATCCGGACTTCCTCAAGGAGCCAGGTGCGCCAGACGTCTATACCGACCGCTTCTGGCCGTGGTTCCTGACCGCCTTCAACGAGGTCGACGGTCGCGTTTATCCGATCGCCGACGTCGATTTGATCCGGCCGATGCAGCGCGAGTTGAACCGATCGCGGCAGGGCCTGCGCGAGCATCGCTTTGCCAACCGGCCGAAGATGGCCTTCGCCGAGGGTGTCCTGTCCGAGGACGACATCGCCGCGCTGAAGTCTCATCCGGTCAATGCGGTGATCGCCATCGCCGGGCTGCAGCCGGGCCAGGACATCAACCAGGTGCTGCAGGCGATCCGCGGCGTGCCGGTCGATCCGAATCTCTACGAGGTCAATCCTATCTTCGAAGACCTGATGCGCGCCGTCGGGCAGCAAGAAGCAAACTTGGGCGGCACGTCTGGCGCCACTGCCACCGAGACGTCGATCGCCGAAGCCTCGAAAGGATCCGCGCTGTCGTCGTCGATCGATGACATCGATGACACTTTGAGCGCGATGGCGCACGCCGCCGGCCAGATCCTGCTGCTCAACATGTCGGAAGAGATGGTCAAGGAAATCGTCGGGCCGGGCGCCATGTGGCCGGTGCTGACCAAGGCGGATGTGGCCAAGGAAATCTACCTGGAAGTCGAGGCTGGATCCTCCGGCCGTCCGAACCAGGCGCAGGAAATGCAGAATTTCGAGCGGCTGGCGCCGATCCTCATGCAGATCCCCGGCATCAAGCCGCAATTCCTTGCAAAAGAAGCCATCAAGCGTATGGATGACAAGGTCGACGTCGATGAGGCCATTGCCGAGGGGATACCGTCAGTGACCTCGATGAACGCCGGCAAGACGCCCGGCCTGCCGGGCCAGGGCGATCCGAACGCGCAGGGGCCGCAGGGCGCGAACAACGCGCCGGCGCCGCCACAGCCCATGCCGGATAGCCCGACGCCGTCCACGCCGCCGCCAGCGCTGCCTGGCGGCATGCTGCCGAATTAACACGGGGTGTACTTTCAATGGAGAAAGCCGAAAACGTCACACACCTCCATTCCAAGAGGCAACAGAAGCCAACTCGTACCGCATCATCGCCATACAGTGTTGCCGCCATGCTCGGTGTCCCGTATCCCCGGTTCAAGCGCGCTATCGAAGCGGGTGAGGTCGCGACCCAGTCGTTCGGCGGCAAAGTCTTTATTACCAAACGCGAGATAGAGCGCCTCAAAGCGCTCATCGCTGACATGTATGTGAACCAATGATGGCCGAAGAAGGCGAAAGCACAACCCCATCTGCCGAGCAATCGTCGACGCCCGCACCGGCCGCGTCCGAGACCCCGGCACCATCATCCTCGCCTAGCGAATCGCCGGCGAGTACTTCGGGCGCCAAGGAGAGCATGCTCGACGCCGTTCTGAAGGTGGTTCCGGCCACGAACGAGAGCGACGTCCTTGCCGACCAGGGTGCAAAGTCGGAGACCACCGAACCGACAGAAGACAAGCCAGAAGCCGAGACGGCGGAAGCCGGCGCGGAAGAGGATGACGATGGCGAGCCACCGGCCGATGCCGGCAACCCAAAGCTTCGCAAGCAGATTCTCAGACTTCTCAAGCAAAGGGGCGAACTGCGCGAGACTGTCGCGCAATTCGAGGCAATGCGTCCAGCCGCCGAGATTGGCGAGCAGATGCAGTCCTTTGCACAGGTGAACAACCTTTCCGGCGAAGACGTCGCGCAGGTCATGCAGCTCGCTGCAATGCTCCGGCAAGGCGACTACGAAGGGTTCTACAAGGCTGTTTCTCCCTTCGTCCGCACTGCCCAGGAGTATCTGGGTATCGCGCTGCCGAAGGATCTTCGCGATCGCGTGGCCGCCGGCCACATGAGCGAAGCCACCGCAAAGGAGTTTGCGCGGACGCGCATGGACGAGCAGCGTGGGCGTGTCGAGGTGCGGCAGCAGCAGGAGAGCCTGTCTGCCCAGCACATTCGAAACGTACAGAACCAGGTTGCCAGTTCCGTCTCCAATTACGAACGCCAGCTATCCGCGAACGATCCCGACTACAAGGCGAAAGCCGCCTCCGTCCGGAGGACTGCACAGGCCATGCTGCTTGAGCGCGGTGGCACGATCGCATCAGTACAAGACGCCCTGGAGATCACCAAGGCAGCTTATGACGAGGTCAACGCCACGATCCGCCGGCAACGCCCATCGCCTGCCGCCACGTCCAAGATGCCGAATGGAAATGGATCCACAATGTCGGCGACCGCCGAGCCAAAGTCGCTCATGGAAGCGGCGATGCAGGGCTTGCAACGGGCAAGAAACGGTTCCGGCCATCCCTAGAAGGGATCGGACTTAAATGGCATTCACAGCAGGCGAAATCACCAACATCGCCAACTCGTCCCTCGACTACT